CTAATAATTGAATATTCTCTAAACACATTAATTCATAATTTATTTCAAGTTGTTCTTTAAATAGATGAACATTACCATAAATCCCATGTTCTTCAACTTTATCAGTTGCTTTTTGGTAAGCTTCGTACAAAGTAAATAATTTTTTACCTGCAATTTCGGGAAAATATTTCATTAGTTTTTTAGGACCTAAGCCTTTAACACCAGGTAAATTATCTGATTTATCACCCATTAAACATTTCATTGTAATAAAATTATAAGGAGGCATACCATATTGCTCATAAACATCATTTGGTTTATAAAATTTCTTTTTTATTGGTGAATAAACTGTAATTCGTTTATTTACTAATTGTAAAAAATCTTGATCAGCAGAATAGATTATAACATCATCTTTTAATTTCTGGGACAAATATGCTATGGTATCATCTGCTTCAATCTTATCAATTATAGAAATATTAACAGGTAAGCATTTTAAATAATCTAATAAACGCAACATTTGGGTAGCAACTGAATCTGATTCTTCCTCTAATGTTGAAAATACATTAAATTTAGTGATTCGTTTAATTTGTCGGTTTGCCTTGTAATCAGCATAAGTATTTCTACGGTTTGTAATATTACCTTGTCCATCAAAAACTAAAATAACTCTAGTTGGTTTAATCAGTTTAATAACATATCCTAAAGATTTTAAAAAACCAATTAAACCCCCAATATGATTTCCTTGTGGGTTAATAGCAGGAATCATAGCAAATGAACGTAAAAAGGTGTTCATAGAATCAATTAAGAGCACCCTACTATTTAAATGTAGGGGCTCTAAATTGGAATCCTCATGCAAGTTATTGAGAATATCTTGGTGAGTTTTATTCATCTGATGTAGAAGATATATTTTTGAAATCTTCTGCATCTGAACCTTCTAACACTACTTCAAAAGGTCCTTCTCCTAGAATAGCTCCCCATTCATCTTTATGTAATTCCTTATATTTTTCTATATCTTTTTTAGTATCAGATATAAATCCATGTGGAGTTACTACAATTTTGCCCGTAGTTGTGACACCCGAAATGTGGTTTTTTTCAACAGCTACTTTTACTTTTTTAGCCCATTCTACTTTTTTACCATCTTTAACAGCATTAACTTTTAAAGTTCCAGCATTTGATATATTACCAAAAGTTACAATTAAGGTTGAATCAAAAAACATTGTATTTCCACCTTTATTTTTCATAATAGGTGGTGACATAGGCCCAATTGGTTTTTCAACCCAAATCTTATTTACAGCAACTAATGAATTAGTATAGGGATAAGATTCTTTACGTGATAATAAAATTTCTTGGTTAATAAAGTTTCCAAATTGAGTAGACATTGCACCTGCATTCCACTCGTTATTATTTTTAGCCTTTTCAACAGACATTTGACATGGCACAGATCCAATTGAATCCCATAAAAACACCATATCCATTGGTAAATTACCTTTCGCTTGTTCATTCATTAAATCTGCCATGAATCCCGCGACAGCTTCAACAGTACCTAATTGGCCTCTATCAGCATATATAAAATTACCATCTACACTTATTACTTGTCCATTTTCATCCTTAGTTATATCAACTTCTAGACCCATCATCATAGCATGCTCCCAAGACCATTTCATCTCTGTAATAATGAATACAGGTAATATTCCCATTTTTTGGGCATTGACAGCTACCTCTAATAAAGCAGTAGTTTTACCTGAATCTGAATGCCCACGTAATAGGGTAATATGACCATGAGGAATACCTGGTAATGATACCATTTCCTGCCAAGCAGGGGATAAAGGTATCCATTCCTGTTCCTTAAAGGTGTTATTTGCTGATCCTAAGCCTTTAGCAGCTTTAAACTTGTCAAGGGAGAACGTTCCCTTAACAGACTTGGAGATATCGCCTCCAAGGCTTACTTTTTTTCTTGCCATCTAATTAATCTTTAAATAAATCGTCGAAATCGTTATCGCTAACTTTTTCTTTTTGTTTAACGTTTAAAGTATAACCTGTAGTTTCTGTTGAAGGTGAATCTGAGGTTTGTCCATCAGCAGCATCTTCTGGGTTTAACCAATCTTGAAGTGCTGTTTTCATTTCATCATAAGTAAATTTCTTATAATATTTTAATAACTCAGGTTGTTCAGCTAACCATTTTTCTACTGAAGTATTATCATCTGATAATGAGGTTTGTTTTGGTTTTACTCTGATTGAAGTTTGTGGGTAAGGGTTACCTTGAACTACTTCTACGGTCATATCTAAACCAGAAACTACATCAGTAAAATCACCATAATCTTCATCAGCAGCATAACTTAATAATTCTTGATAAATCTGTTTACCAAATTCCCAAAATCTAACACCTTTACTTTCTTCTCCTCTAACTATAACAGGAGCAAATACTCTCATTTTTGGTTCTAACTTCTTAGCTAGTCTCCAGTTTTCAGGTTCAGATGTTTTTCTTAATTCTTTTGAAAATTCTACAATAGGATCCTTCTCACTATAATTAATAGGAGAAAGCATTGTTCTACTCCCAATTCCATAATGAAAATAAATTTCTGAAAATGGGTTTTCTTTGTTTTCCTTAAACGGAACAAATCTAATTTGAGATTTGCCCATAGGAGCTTTCCAAAAATATTGACTTCTGTCAAACTTTTGATTGTTGTTTTGTCCAGGTTTGGACTGTTGTAATTGTTCTAACTTGCTTGAGATTAAATTTAAATCCATAATATAACTTTTTTTAATTTAAAACGTTTAATAATACAATAATATAATAACCTATTTTTAGATATCCAAATCAGAAATTAATTATTTCGTGAACTTTGGTATCTAATTTTTTTAATTCGCCACTAGTAGTAAGTAAAATACAGTTTCGATAATCTTGCCAATTTACTCTAAAATTTTTATCTAATTTACCTTCATTTAAAGAACGAATTAAATCATTAAGTGCATTAATGGTATATAGAGTATTAGATTCTTTTTTTCTATGTAAAAGTATAGTATTTTCTAATATCTTATCAGACATATTAAAAGAGTCCACATTGTATGTACATACATATTCTTTAGTCGATTCCACATATAAGACAAATATCTTGTTGAATAAGATTTGATATTGATCTTTTATTGTGGCTAGTGTAGGTTCTAGTGTTTCTTCAGTAGTAAATGTGCAAAATAATTTGTTTGCCAAATCTTCAAAATTAATTTCGTAATCCATAATAAATATTATATATACTTTAAAGAATTATAGTTTGTCCCATATGCAACCTTTACTACAAAACCGTTGATTTCTAATAACTTTTTAACTTCTTTTAAAACTTCTTTACCATCTGATGAAGAGTAATCAATAAGAAAAGAATCATATGTACATAATATAACCTTACTTTGTTTATTCTCCAAATATTTTATCACTTTTTTTACAGAAATTACATTGTTATGTGTTTCTGCTGATTGGATTACATAGTTTAATATTTTGTTTGGTGTAGGATTTTGGATTTGGTTTTTATCTAATATTTTACCTCCTACTAATTCTAATTTACCAGTTTTATTAAATAATTCCCATAATTTATCTATATACCCTTGCATTGCTTTAAAGAATGGTATTTCTTTATATTCTTTAAATACACCCCCATATAATTGTTTAAATGTTAGTTCTTTAGAACGAGTATATTCTTCATCAGTTATTTCTTCTTTATTGAAATACATGCGTCCTAATTGAGTATGGACAGAGCCATTGTCTAATGGGAAATTAATTAATTTAGCCATGATTCTCACATGATACGCATCATAATCAAATTCAAATAACATATCATTTTTGGGAATAAATGAAGTTCTTGAACCGTCATTTTTATTTAAAGCAGCAAAGTTAACACCGTTAAAAGAATTAGTTGGACGAGTAGTAAGATTATAAAGATTATATTTAGTATACACTGTATCTATGTGAAAAAACCATTCTTTTTCATGGTATTTGAAGTGTTTGTCAAAATAATCAGGATGAACTTTTAATCCTTGTTCTTCAATAGATTTAAATACTCTAGGAAAAGTATCATTGTAAAATTCATTTACTTCTGTTGGGATGTTTTCTTTAATTTCTTCAAATATTTTTTCTTCTTCCTCATAAATTTTTGAGATCGGTACCAAGGAAGTACAGAATGGTA